CACCGTCGGCGGCATGCTGGCCGATGGCGCACGGTCCGCCGGCGCCGGGGCGGTGTTCGGCGGCGTGTCGACGCCAGCCGCAGCGGTGGTGGGCGCGGTCGGCAGCAACGTCGCGCAGCGCCTGTCCAAGACCAGCGCGGCAGAATATGCGAAGCAGAAGGTCGCCGAGGCCCTTGCGCGCGACGCGCGCGGCACGCTCGCCACCGGTGGCTACACCAATCCCCTGGCGCAGGCTGCGTCGCGGCTCTCAAAGCTCGGCGACGAGGCGGTCCTGGCCGACGCCGGCGGGCGCAACACCAACCAGCTGCTCGACACGCTGGCGATCCTGCCTGGCCGTACCAAGGAGGCTGTGTACAACCTGCAGCGGCAGCGCACGGCCGGCGTCGGGGCCCGCATGCGTACGGCGGCCGAGGAGGCGCTCGACACCCAGGGCCAGCGCCTGCCGAGCACCGTGGAGTCGCTGATCACGCGCCGCAAGCAGGATTCGGGGCCGCTGTACAACCAGCTGCGCAAGACCGACATCGTCCCGAGCCAGGAGCTGGTCGACATCGTCAAGCATGCCGAGGAACTGGGCGTGACCAAGCTGGGACGGGAGATCGCAACGGCCCGCCAGATGCCTTTCACGCTCGACGCCGCGGCGCCCGCGCGCTGGAACATGGGCGACCTCGACCACGTGAAACAGGGCGTCGACCAGGTGCTGTCCAGCCGCAAGGCGATGAACCCCGACGGCACGCTGACGCCGCTCGGCAATGCGTACCAGGACCTGAAAACCAAGCTGGTCACCGCGCTCGACGCCGCGACCACCAACGGCCAGACCGGGCAATCGCTGTACCGGAACGCCCGCGAAGCGTTCGCCGCGCCGTCGCAGCTCATCGACGCCGCCAACGCCGGCAAGCTGGCCATCAACCGCGACGAGGCCAGCATCGTGAGCACGATCAAGGGGATGTCGGATAACGAGCTGCAGGCGTTCCGGATCGGCGCGTTCGAGGGCCTGCGCGCCAAGCTCGGCACCCAGGGGGGGCAGACCAGCATCATGAACATGTGGAAGGAGCCGGCCACTCAGGAGAAGCTGAAGGCAGTGTTCGGCGACCAGCGCGCGTACCGCGAATTTGCCGCGAGCGTCGCCAAGGAGGCGCAGCTCAGGCGCCTGCAGAGCGTCGGCGTTGGCTCCCAGACGGCTGCACGCCAGGCGGGCATGGGCGACCTCGACCTGTCCGCCATGACCGAGGCGGGCGGCGCGGTAGGCGCGCTCAAGTCCGGCAACCTGCTGTCGGCGCTTGGCTCGGCCAAGAACGTATGGAACCGCGTGGCCACCCCGCAGTCGGTGCGCGACCAGATGGGCAGCATGCTGCTGGCCAAGGGCGCCGCCGGTGGCCAGAACCTGAACAGCCTCGAGGCGCTCGTCCAGAGCATCAACAACCGCAACATGCTGCTGTCGAACGGCGTCGGTGTGCTGGGCGGCCAGATCGGCAGCAAGCTCGCCGCGCCGGCGCAGCTGAAGTAAGCCACATCCGCTTCACCGACCAGCCCACCCTCATCCGGTGGGCTTTTTCATTCCAGCCTCGCTCACGCGGGCTTTTGTTTTAGGACGACCAATGCCACCAGCCAGCCAGCCAGCAAATTTCAACCTGCAAGAGTTCACCGACGTCGGCCAGCTGCTGGTCGGCGGAAAGCTCTACACCTATGCATATGGAACGACGGCACAGAAAACCGCCTTCACCGATCCAGAAGGAACCGTACCGCACACCTATACGCTCGACGGCGCTGGCGGGCAATATATCGCGCTGAACGCCCGGGGTGAGCTGCCTGCGCCGCTGTACCTGGGCGATGGGTCTTACGATATCTCGCTCAAGCGCGCGGATGGGTCGACGGTTTGGACGCGCAAGGCTGATGGAGTCGAAGCTTCGATTAGATCGTCCAACGGAACGTCAATCGTCAACGGACAGTGGTTTGGCGGCGTCGCCGCCGCAGTGTCCGCGCTGGCCACGGCAGTCGGTGCGGCGCTCATCGGCTGGGCGAATGCCGGCACCGCCATCAGTGTCGAGCAGGCCCTGAACATCCTCTACGAGGGAAGTTCGCACGTGAGCAACCCACGCTTCGCCGGCGGCGCAAAAGGCGACGGCGTCAGGGACGACACGGCCGCGATCCAGGCCGCCATCAACAGCGGCGGCCGCGTCCACTTCAACAGCGGCGCAACTTACAAGGTAACGACCCCGCTGGTACAGGACATCTCGAAGTCGGCGCTGTACGGGTGCGGCACCGTCATCAAGACTACGAGCGCGAACGGTGCGCTGCAGGTCTATTCGAGTGCAAGTTATGGGGCCGAGCGGCTCGATCGCAACTGGACCCACTGGAACGAAGGAATCGCGTTAGAAGGCGACAAGATCACGGGCAACGTGCTGGTCACGGTCGGCCACGCCGCCTACCTGAACAATTCGGAAATCACCTTCCGCAATTGCAGCTTCCGCAATGCCGGCACGCTGGTGAAGTTCATCGACAACGCCTGGCGTGCGAATTTCGATCATTGCGGCTTCGAGTCTGCCGAGGACTATTACCTGCACTTCAACACCCCGGCCAACGCGGGGGAAATGATGCGCTATTCGCACTGCTGGTTCGTCGATGGCCCGGCCTTCATTTACCTGAAGGAGGGCCAGCATATCTTCGATACCTGCTCGTTCCCCGGCGGCGGCATCGGCGGGATCCAGTGCGTCGGCGCGCCGCACGTCATCATCCGCAACTGCAATCTTGAGACGCAGCCAGCGGCGGCGAACCAGTACCTGGTGGAGGGCTACGGTTCCTCGTTCATCCTGATCGACGGCTGCATCATCTCAACCAACGGCGGGCAGGCCAACCAGGCGCTGCTGGCCGCGAGCGACGCATGCGGCATGCGCATCGTGAACTGTACGCTGCCGCTGTTTGGCGGCGACCTGCGCTCGGAAGCCAACAGCGGTATTCGCCAGATCGTCACCGGCAATTCCCAGTACGTCTCCGCCGCGAACAACTACGTCAAGGGCACCGGGGCCAACGACCGGACCCAATGGGCGGTGCTGGGCAAGCAGCTCAACAAGCTGCTCAACGGCGACGCCGAACTCGGCACCACGGCAGGCTGGACCGTCTCCACCTACGGCGCCGTGCTGACCGGCACCTTCACCAACGTGGGCACGACACAGAAGACCGGTACCCGTTGCTTCATGCTCGACTGCCCCGCGAATGGCGGCGTGGAGGCGAGCCAGACCATCGGCGGCGCTTCGGCCTACATTGGCCGCACGGTGGTGTTCGGCATGTGGGAGAAGACTGCGGGGGGCACTGGCAACGTGGATTTCCCGATGGTGCGCTTCCTGGACGATACCGGGGTGCCGATCGGCAACACGGCCATCGGCACCAGCTCTGCTGATGGCAGCTGGACGTGGATTGGCGGGTATGGCGTGGTGCCAGTCGGGACTGACCGCATCCAATTGGCGATCGGCGGGCAGGAACAGAGCGCAGCGCACCAGATTTACTACGACGACATCGTCCTGAACGTTATCTAGCCCCGTTTTTCCACAACCACCACCACTACTACAATGAAAGTCCAAAACATGAGCGAACCAATTTCCGGCACCGCTGCCGGCGTAGCAGGCTGGAAGATCATCGGCGGCCTCGCCGGCATGGGCGCGATCGGCGCCGGCCTGGCCACCTTCGTGGTCATGTCCATGACCAAACCCAAGACCGACCAGGAGTGGCGCGTTGCCCTGATCTGCACCCTGGTGGGCTCGATCGGCGGGGGTGCCGCCCTGGTGCGCTACCTCGGCATCCAGAAGTGGGTCGAGGATCCGTTCGGCATGGTGGCGATGCTGGCCGTCGTGTTCACTTGCGGCCTGCCGGCCTGGGCGCTCGTGCGCGCGGTCTTCATCTTCATCGACAAGCATCGCGACGCCGACATCGCCGAGATCGTGAAAGACGTCAAGGAGATGGTCTGATGCCCGCCCGAGATATGCGAGCTTCCGGCGCCTGCCGCGCGCTGATCCGCGACGCCGAGGGCTGCCGCCTGCAGGCATACCTGTGCCCGGCCGGCGTCCCGACCATTGGTGTGGGCCACACCCGCGGCGTCAAGATGGGCGACCGCTGCACGGTCCAGCAGGCTGACGTTTGGCTGACGCAGGACCTGCAGGACGCTGAGGCTGCAGTGTTGCAACTGGTCACCGTACCGCTGACGCAGGGCCAGCTCGACGCCCTTGTGTCGTTCGTGTTCAACCTGGGTGCGAAGCGTCTGGCGGAATCGACACTGCTGATTCTGCTGAACAAGGGAAACTACAAGGCAGCGGCTGACCAGTTCGGCCGCTGGGTGAATTCGGGCGGGAAGCCGCTGCCCGGCCTGATCAAGCGCCGCGCCGCCGAGGCTGCGTTGTTCTCGCGCACCGCCAGGGTGCCGGCATGAG